GATCGTCCCGCCCGACCGAATGATCCATCTCCAATACGCGCCGAACCCGAGCGACCCGCTCGAGGGTATCGGCCCGCTCGGCGTCGCGCAGATCGCAATCGAGAGCGATCACCTGGCCGGCGTATGGAATCGCGCCGTGCTCCAAAATAGCGGATCGCCTGCCGGCGTGCTGCGCTGGAAGGGAGAGGGCCGGTTCGACGAGGAGGACGCGAGATTGGTCAAGGATCAGTGGGTCGAGACATACGGCGGCGCGGAGCACGCGGAGTCGATCGCTGTCCTCGGCTCTAACTTCGAGTTTCAGTCGATCGGGACCAGCGCTCGCGATATGCAGTGGCTCGAGGCCAGGCGCTGGAACCTGGCGGACATCGCGAGAGCGTTCAACGTGCCTCTGTTGTTCTTGAACGAGTACGAGAGCAGCGGACTCTCCGACGCCGGCCTCAAGATCCAGTCGAAGCTCCTCTACACGTCGAACGTCATCCCGCTCGCCGTCGACCTGGCGCAGACGTTCACCGACAAGCTCGTCACGCCGCGCCAGATGACCCAGCACGCCCGCTTTGACTTCACCGGCGTCGAGGCGCTGCGCGACGACGCGAGCGAGCAGGTGAAGCTCGCCCAGGGACTGACCGCGCTCGGCTACTCGCTCAACGACGTAAACGAGCGACTCGGACTCGGGATGCCTGAAGTCGACCACGGCGACGTGGCGTTCGTCTCGAACAGCCTCGTGCCCGTCGATCAGGTGATCGGCGCCGGCGCAGAGGAGGCCGACCCGTTCGAGGCGTGGCAGGAGCTCCTCGCTGCGGAGGAGGAGGCGCACGCGCTCGATCCCGCGCAGGCGTCGGCAATCGTCGACGTGGCGGCGCGAGTCGGCAAAGGCGAGCTTACAGTATCCGCAGCGCATGGCCTGCTGGTCGTGGTCTTCGGGATGTCCGACGAGCAGGCCGACGCGATCCTCGGAGGCTTCGCGGAGCCGCAGGAAGAGGAGCCCGAGCCTGAGCAGGCCGCGGAGGAGCCGACCGAGGAGGCGGCGCCCGCTCCTGCCTCGGAGCCCGCACGCGAGGCGCCGGCCCGGCCCGTCATGCGGGCGCTGCGCCGCGACCTGCTCCACGAGCGGACCGGGCTCGCGGTCCTGGCGCTGGTCTTCGCGTCGGACGAGTGGACCGCGACAAGCGCCGGCGACTGGGCTCGCGATCTCGGATACGAGATGGGCGAGGCGCAGGAGGCCGAGGGCACGATCCGGCTAGCGTCGACCCGGCACGCGGTCGGAGACTTCCGCGCCGGCAGCCTGCGCTCGCAGCCGATGCCCGGAGGCGTGATCGCCGTGCTCGGCCGTCTCGAGGCCGACTACCGCGGACCGGACGGCGAGTGGATGCTGCCCGAGGCCCGGCGCATGGTCTGGCAGACCCGGCAGGCCGTCGCGCGTCGCCGCGAGCGCGACCTCGAGAAGGCCGTAAAGGCCGTTTTCAATCGATGGCGGCGCGACGCTCTGCGCACCCTCGACAAGCTCACGCAGGAGTTAGGCGAGCCCGTCGGAGCGCCCGACGCGCGCGGCTACAAGCGCGCAGAAGACAAGCGCCCTACCGAGTCGATCATCGACGAGGTGCTCGAGGCAATCGAGACCGGCTCGCTCTGGCGCGTCGTGCGGTCGGCAGCCGCCGAGACGATCGACGAGACGGCCGAGCAGGCGATCGAGACGCTCGACACCTACGCCGTACTCGAGCCCGACCTCGTGGAGTTCGCGGCATCGCGCAGGCCGCAGATCGTGAAGCACTACTACGAGCGGCGGTTCGCGGCGATCGTGTCGATCTCCGACGAGGTGATCGAGGCCGTGCGGGATACGCTGATCGAGGGCTACGTCGAGGGCGAGAACCTGGCCGACATGATGGACCGCGTTCGCGTGGCCTTCGACGGCCGGGCGTCGGTGTCCCGGGCGCGCACGATCGCCCGGACCGAGACGCTCATCGCGCAGTCGGCCGCGCGAAACGACACCTACCGCAACCTCGGCGTCGAGCGGCACGAGTGGCTCTCGCAGGGCGATTCGGTCGTGCGACCGACGCACCGGATCGACGGCGAGGTGCGCAAGATCGGCGAGGCGTTCTCCAACGGCACGACGGCGCCCGGAGAGGACCCGAGCGACCGCGCCGGCGAGATCATCAACTGCCGGTGCGATACGCTTCCGGTCCTCGAGAGCGCCGAGGCGCTGGCGTGGTTCCCGGAGACGCAACTGCCGGCGCCCGACTACACGGTCTGATCCCTATCGTTTCGGGGCAATCTGCGGTATATTGCGCGCGGGCGCAGAGACCAACGACCAGAGCCGGAGAGCCGGATGGCCGAACGCCAGATCGTCGCACCGAGCGGGAGCCTGAGCCGAGACCTGGAGAACCAGCGCCCGGTGCTGATTCGCCGTGGCACGCAGTGCGAGGTGCGCGCAGTCGAGGACGAGGAGCGCGTGATCGAGTTCGTCGCCGCGACCGAAGGCCGCAAGCGCGACGGGCACGAGGTCGTCGTCTCTGGCTTCGAGTTCGGGAACTTCGACCTAAATCCGGTATTTCTCTGGGGCCACGACCAGGGAGACGGCGACCGCCCGCCTCTTCCGCCGATTGGTAGCGTGATCGATCGCCGCATCGACTCCGACGCCGGCACGCCTCGCCTCATCATGCGCGTGCGCTTTGCGACGCACGAGCTCGCCGAGACCGTCTACCAGCTTTACCGCGAGAACCATATGCGGTCGGTGTCGATCGGCTGGCTGCCGCTCGAGACGGAGCCGATCATGGAAGAGGGCCGGCAGACCGGCGTGCGCTTCTTGCGGAGCGAGCTCCTCGAGCTTTCCGCCGTCCCGATCCCGGCAGACCCGCAGGCCATCATGCTCAAGGCGCAGCGCGGACTCATCTCGCCCGAGGTGCTGGGCGCCTTCGCTTCCGCTTCGCGGATTCGCGGCGAGTCGACTTCATCGGCCTATGTCCTCGACTCTCGCGATCCCGTCGTCGAGGACGAGGCACGCGCGGACTATCGCGGCGTCGAGATCGACACCGTGCCGACCGCCGGCATGGCCGAGGAGGCAGAGCGCGGGCTGGCGTGGCGCGAGGAGCACGGCCGCGGCGGCACCGAGGTCGGAGTCGCTCGGGCCCGGGACCTGAAGAATCGTCGACCGCTCTCCCTCGAGACCGTGCGACGCATGGACTCCTACTTCGCTCGCCACGCCGTCGACCAGGAGGCCGAGGGCTGGGCGCCGGGCGAGGAAGGCTACCCGAGCGCCGGACGTATCGCGTGGGCACTCTGGGGAGGCGACGCGGGCCGAGACTTCGCCCGCTCCCGGGTCGAGCGCATGGACGCGATCGACGCCGAGCAGGACGAGGACCGGAGCCTCGACGACGCAGCGACCACAACCGAGACCGAGGCACGGATGATTTCTCTCGACGAACTTCGACCGATTATGCAGGCTGCGATGGATGTCGCGACCTGCGTGGAGGAGGTCGCGACGGCGATCGCCGACGAAAACGAAGAGGAGGCCGACGCCGCTCTCTCGCGCCTTGCCGCCGAGCACATGGCGCTCGGGGAACTCCTCGAGAACGTACTCGCGAGCGAGGACGTGAACGAATACACTGACGAGCAACCCGCAGAGGACGCGCCCGCAGAGGCCGAGGAGGCCGCCGCCGACTCCGAGTCGGAGACCGAGCGGACCGCTGCGCAGATCCTGCGCGACCTGATCGAAGTCGCCGAGCAGAAACTCGGAGGCGAGGCCCGCATCGGGACCGCGATCTCGCGTGAGCGCTACGACAAGCTCATGCAGGCGCGACTCTGCATGCGTGACGCCGACCGGATGCTCGGCGAGGTCCTCGAGGAGTCGATGTACGGCGACCACGACGACGACAAAAACAGAGAACCCGAGTCGAACGGCGACGATGAAGCCGAGCGCGATCTGGCCGATAGCCTCGACGCCCTCGCCCGTTCGTTCGATTCCGCGGACGACGGCCAGTAGTCCGCACGCTTGCGCTGGCCTGGAGGCCGTAGGCGCAGCGACGAGCAGAGTCCAGACGATGACGAAAAGAAGGAGGCCAACATGGCCGAGATCCTGACGCCCGAGAAGGGCAACCTCTACAAGATCAAGGAGACGATCGAAGGCATTCGCGATCGCGTCGAGGCCGACAAGGCCGAGCGCGGCGCAGTCGTCTCTCGCGTCGACGAAATGTCCGACGCTCTCAAGCGTATCGAGGAGCGGTGCAACGCTCTCGACCGCGCGCTGCCGCAGGGCGAGAAGGTATTTGTGCCCGAGGGCGACGCCGCCCGTCGGCGAGGCGTGAGCCTCTTCGGCCAGGCGTTCACCGCCGCCCGCCGCGCCGCCAACGGCGACGCAGTGCCCGAGCCCTTCGCTCGTGCGAACGGCCAGACCGAGGGAACCGCCAGCGACGGCGGCATCCTCGTCCCGGTCGAGGTCCACGGCGAAGTCGTCCGCATCATCGAGGAGAAGTCGTTCGCCCGTCAGATCTGCCGCGTCATTCCCATGACGCGCGACAAGATCGACGTGGGCACGATCTCCACCGGCCCGACGGTCGAGTTTCCGACCGAGAGCACCGAGCCGAGCGGAGGCGCGGACGTGTCCGAGGTCGTGTTCGGCACGCCGCAACTCGACTCCTCGACGCTCGTCGCGCTGGACTCCGTCTCGCGCGAACTCTCCGAGGATGCGCTGATCTCCATCGAGCCGTTCCTCGCCGAGCTCTTCGCCGAGGCGATCGGCAAGGAAGAGAACAAGCAGACCTTCAGCAGCACCACGCCGTTCTCCGGTGTCGTGCAGACCGCCACGAACTCGAAGACGATCGCCGCCACGCACTACTCGGCAATCACCTTCGCAGAGCTCGTCGCGGCGAAGTTCTCCGTCGACGCGAACATCGTCGGCTCGGGAACCTGGGTCATGCATCCGTCCGTGTTCCAGCACCTCGTCTCGCTCGAGGACAGCGCCGGCCGTCCGATCTACGCCACGAACTGGGGCGGGGTCGGCGTGCAGAACGCTCTCCCGACCGGGTCGGCTGGATCGAGCGGCGTGCTGCTCGGCGCTCCCGTCGTCCTGACCACTCAGATGCCGACCACCAACGCCACCGGGCTCAAGTTCGCCGTCTACGGCGACTTCAAGTACCAGGCGTTCGGCGATCGTCGTCAGTTGTTGGTCGAGTACGACGACTCGATCTACTTCAAGGAGCGCAAGCGGGCCATCATGGTCAGCGAGCGCATCGCCTGCAAGACCTTGATCCCTGGCGCATTCACCACCCTGATCGTCGGCTGATAGGCTGACGACTCGCACCGCCGAGAGCGGCGCCGGCCCTCCACACGAGGCCGGCGCCGCATCGGTGAAGGACCCGAGACCATGAAGATACGACTCATCCGCAGCGCGTTCATTTTGAATCGCGGGCAATGCAAAGGGACGCCGCAGCGTCCCTTCGACGTGGAGGTGCCCGACGACGAGGGACAGCGCCTCGTCGCCAAGGGCCGAGCGATCGCGCTCGAGGAGTACGACGAGCCGACGAAGCCCGTCCGACGCCGGCGCCCGCGTCGCCAGGTGGACAGCCTCGACTCGTGATCCGATTCGGCTGGGCCGGATACCGCGAGGTCACGATGCGCGGCAACGCGCTGGGATACATGGGCGCGAGCGCTGCCCT